TTAAAATACGGAATTGAAAGCCCGCTCACACTTACTGCTATTTTGCATATCAAGAGAGATAAAACATGAGAGATTTGTTACAGAAAATTCAATCAAATGATGGGCAATTTCACAATGGAAACCCCGCTATGGGTGAGCAAGGCACGCGAGTCACTGACACGTGGCTCAATGATGTGCAAGAACATATTCGCGATTTCGGCGAAGAATTAAAATACTTACTACAACAAGCCGAGCTTGAGCCAAATCCAGCTAAAAAAACGCAGATTTATGATGCGATTGCGCAAATTATTGAGAACAAACGCAGAGTGGCAAGTTTAACACAAAGTGGCGAGGTCCAGCTTGATTCTAGCACGGATTCAACTGCTGAAGATAAAGCGGCTACACCGAAAGCAGTGAATGCAGTTAAAGCGTTAGTGAATGCTGTGAGAAATGCGTTAAATAATTATAT